TGTGGCTTGGTTATTACCACCGCCTACTACTACTCCATGAGGGGTGTAAAAGGACAGGGTTGATGTTGATGAACCGCTTGCTACCTTAGACAGCGTGAGTGATGTGCCACTGATAGCGGCTACATAGGTGTCACCAGCGATTGATGTGCCTGCTATGTATTGACCTACTTTAATTGATGCATTAGAGCCACTTAATGTTACGGCAGTTGTGCCGTTCATAGTTCCGCTTTGGGTGGTTACAGCAGAACCGCTTGTTCCAGAATTTGTAAAGCCATTACCAATAAAATTGTAATACCCTGCGGCAGTATTTGATTGTCCACCAACCACAATAGGAAATACAGTAGAACCAAGAGCATTACTACTTCCACCACTGATAATTCCATAAGATGATGAGTTTGTTGTATTAAGCAAACCACCAGAAATTACATTTTGACCACCGCTATTACTATTTTGATAGCCACCAGACACAACGCTATAAGCGGCTGAGTTTGTATTGGCAAATCCACCACCAATTACAGATTGTGCGCCACTAGCCACCTGACTAGCCGCACTTCTGGTTGTCTGCCAATCAACCGAGTTTGTACCCCTAGCATTACCACCAGTAGCAGATGATGTAGTAGCTTGTGCTTGTAATGCACCAGTACCAGCAGGTTGAACAAAGAGTGAGCCGTTAGACTCTAATCCTATTGTTGATACACCTGAAAAGGATAGGGTAGGAGTTCCGTAAACTCTTGCCGATGTAGTTGCAACATAAGCATTTACAACACTACCGATTTCTAATTGTGCATTGCTTACAGTAATTGAACCTAAAGAACCATCACCACCTTGTGCAACCCTATTGTCAAAACCAACATCAACAGCTGAATTTCCTGATGCCAATACTAAAGTTACTGAATATCTAGTCGGAGTTGATGTTAATGTTATTAGAGATTGATTAGCCGCACCAGTTGAACTTCCAGCAAGTCTAATTGCAATGGCAGTTTTATTTGTGCTTGATAATGTTACTGAAAATGTATAGGCAACACCAACAACAGCAGAAATACCCTGTTGATATGTATAAGCCGAAGCATTTGTAAAGTTAATTGTGGTTGTAGTTCTTGTAACATTAGAAGTAACACCACCCCAAACTGCATTAGAAAAGTCAGCAGACCATAATACTAAATTCTGCCCTGTGCCATTTAACACTTCTGTCTGAGCAGTAAGCGTAGTAAACGTACCAGCCGCAGGGGTTGTTGCTCCAACTGTTGTGCCGTTGATTGTGCCGCCTGTGATGGCAGCAGAAGTCTTCTCTACCTTATCCGTATTCAGATTGGTAAAGTTAGCGTCAACCTCATTGTGTGTAAGAGGTGAACCCTTGCCAGCACGAGTGACTAAGGTACTCATGCAAGAGTCACCGCCAAGGCTGTAGATGCAAACTTGAATACATCGCCAGCATCAATCACTTTAGAAGCCGTTAAAGCCCCGTGGAACAATAAATTACCACTGGTTGAGGCATCGTATAGACCCATGTGCGTAATCGTTCCCCAAGAGCCTGTAGCTTGGTCAAACTCTACTGCTGCGCTGTTGGTAGATACACCATTGGAAGGCGCACCAAATGTCATAGCCTTACGGGTGTATCCGCTACCAGTACACTCAGTTCCGCTACCTGCATCTGTTGGGTCAGTTGTAAACAAAGCAACATAAACAGTCGCAGGGCTTGTGTAACTTGTGTTACGGAGAACTGCGTTGATTACAGCGTTCTCTAAATAGTTGCTCATTGCTGCCATGATTTACCTCGATATGTTACGCATAGCCAAAGGAACACCAGAATACTGACCCTGTTCATCAGACCTAGTTAGTGTAGAGATTGCTCTGTCGTACATAGTTCCCCATGTGTTAATACGAGCATCGTTCATTAAATACGGCTCTGCTTCAATCAAAGAAGCGTAAAGCAAAGCATCAGGACAGTTAGCCAAGAATACGTTAGTAGCAACACTAGAACTCAGGTACTCGGGAGCAGCAAAGTAAAGCAACTTCAATGTGTAAACAGCATCTGGCTGTGGGGCTAACTGGAACTCGGACGCAAGGACTGTGTAATCAAGTGGTTTACCTTGGTCTGTGCTTCTTGAGTTACGAGAAAACGCAGATGGGCTAGAGTAGTTCAATGGCTGAACAGGATTACCATTCACCACAAAGTCTCTTACTTCTAAGAAGTCTGTTGGTAGTCCTACTGTGCCATCTGCTGCTGTCGTAGTCGCTGTTACTGTCTTCAGCATCTGACGGATACGCAACTCTCTACGGAGTCGATTCTCAGCAAATGTAATGAAGTCTGGTATCTGGTCAGTTAGGTCTGTTCGTGCTAGATAAGCAGCAACAGAAGCCTTTAACGCTGTGTAAGTTGTATAACTCATACGACACCTGTCCGAGTTCTAAAAACTCTGTTATCACGCTCATTCAACCATGCCCTGAAACGCTTTTCATCTTGAACAGCAAATCCACGCATGATTCCTTGTTTGTTTAACTCGTCAATGACAGTCATTGGAATAGAGGCTACTTTATTGCCAAACAATTCATCTGACCATTTGGCCTTCTCATCAAAAGAGTTGTATTCTTTTTTGTTCTGCTCAATGATGCCCGTTACATCTTGACGAGTCTCAATAACAATGCCGCCATCGCCATCAGAATGGACTACAGAATCTCTAAATTTGACAGGGTTTTGCATAGTCTAATTCTATCAGTTTTGCTAGAAAAAGAAATGCCCCAGAGGATTAGTCTGAGGCATTTTTGGAATCACTTGAGTGTTATGTCAAGTCAGCAATGATGCCGTGAGCAGCTTGGTTCTTAACTTCCAATGTGAACTCAGCCAGCAACTGTGTAGACTCATTGTCGCCAGTTACAGCCAACTCGTTGGTCTGGAAAGGACGCAAGTAAGCAACTGCTGCCATCTCAGGGTCAAGCACAAACGCAACATCATCAGCAGAGTTAGTGCTGTTCATGAAACGTGAGGGAACCACGCTCAGAGTGCCGAAATCTGACAGGTATACGTCTGCGGCCCCAATGATGGTTGTAGGCGCATTTGTAGGAGCCATGTAACGCTGAGCAGCAATACCAGCAAAAGCAGATACTGTTTGCTTGTGGGCAGGAGTAACCATCAAGATTTTAGGATTGCCACCTGCGGTGTAAACACCACGGACAGCAGTCTGCAAGAAGGCTTCCGTGAAAGTGCGGTTTGTGCCGTTTGTACGAGCAGTTGTACCACCAGAACCAGCAACACCAGAAGTGCCACCAGAATATGTTGTAGACAACCATGCTTGCAAACCACCCAAAGCACGAGCAGTAGAAGAATCACCATTGGTAGCAACTTGGTTGCTGAGCAATGTCAATTCCATATCACGCTTGATTTCAGCAGAGGCTTTAGCCAACTGATAAGCCTTTTCAGACTTACGACCAGCTTTGTCCACAGCTTGCAAGGTATTTGAAATCTTAATTGTCTTCTGTGAAATCTGGCAACGATTGCCAACACGAGTCGTAGGAGACATAGTAGCGTCAGATGCAGTAGCACCCTCAACTGCCACGTTCAAGCCAGCAGCAGCCAAGCTGTCTGTCTGCCACTCGTGATAAACAGCAGTAGCCTTTGCCTTACCAATGGTAGACATGAAAGGTGTGTCTGTAGGGCTGATGTTATAGATAACGTCAGAGAGGTCTTCACGCATACCAATTGCGGTATATGTTTGATAGGTAGCCATAATTTAATACTCCAAAATTTAAAAGAATCGTTCAAATGCTTTGGCAGCGTCAGTAACTTTTCCAGTCTCACGCAACCTCTGCATAACCTGTTTATCTTGTGCAGACCTTGTAGGAGGTGCAGAAGTACCAGAGCGCATCATCTTAGGAGCAGACTGGAGTTTCTTATTTAACTCTGGTTTGCTCTTTTGAAGTTGCTCATACTTCATTGCTTTATACAATGTATGCACAGCACGACTGTCATATACGGAACTGAGTTCTTGGTCAGTCCACCCAACAGATTTCGCATAGTCACGGATTTGTTTCCGAACCGCATCACCCTGTGGTGTAGCTAACTC